GACAAACTTCAGATCGAACGCGAGCGTATCGCCGCGCAAAAAGAAATCGCTGGCATGCAAGTCGGTGCGAAAGCACAGGCCGACAAAATGCACGTCAGCGCACAGCAACAAGCCGAAGGCTTGCGAATGGGTGTGGACATCGCCAAACACAAGGCGGATAAGCACCATAACGCTCTGGAAGGAGCGCATCAGCGGCACCACGAAATCATGGCCAACGCCATGCAAGCGGCGCAGCAAAAACCACCAAAGGAAAGTGATTGACAAAAGAACTTGAGATATTACGCAAGAAATTGCGCGAACGCATGAACGAAGTCGCCGACGCGGTGGCTTCGGGTAGATGTGCTGATTTTGGTGATTACCAAAAACTCTGCGGGGTGATCGAGGGCTTGGCCTACGCAGAACGTGACTTACTCGACCTCGCTGAAACTATGAAGAAAGAAAACGATGAGTGAAACCCTCTCGCTAGAACCCGGAATGTTCGCCATTCCACAAGTGACCGAAGCCAAAATTGAAGACATCCCTATTGAGGAACGAGCAAAACAACTGCCCGAACCCAAAGGCTGGATGTTGTTGGCCGCAGTCATCGAAGTACCTGATACCTTTGAAGGTACAAGCATCGTGCGTGCTGAAGTCACCCGTAAGTCAGATGAGTTGACCTCGCCTGTGCTCTACGTGATGGCCCTCGGCCCCGAGTGCTACAAGGATGAAACCAAATTCCCGAGCGGCCCCCGCTGCAAGGAAGGCGATTTCATCCTTACGCGCCCCTACGCAGGGACCCGCGTAAAAATCCATGGCAAAGAATTCCGCTTGCTCAACGATGACCAAGTCGAAGCTACCGTGCAAGACCCTCGTGGCGTAAGCCGCGCATAAGGAGAAAATATGTCCAAATTCAAGGGCGATACGTTCAAATTCCCTGATGAAGTCACCGTCAAACCTAAAGAAGACGGCGAAGAACTCAGCAAAGTAGAGTTTGAAATTGAGGGTGAAGACCCCCCAAAAAGCAACGCAAAGGTAGAAAAACCTAAAAAAGACGACCCGGAAATTGAAATCATCGACGATATTCCTGAGGATGAGAAGCGACCCGAACCTAAGGAAGAAGACCCCGATGAGGAAGAACTCAATTCCTACTCTCGAAATGTGCGCCAGCGTATTGAAAAGCTGACCTTTGAAAAGCGTGATGAAGAGCGCGCAAGGAAGGCGGCGCAACGTGAGAGGGCCGAGCTTGAACGTATCGCTCAGGCGGTGACAAACGAAAATAAGCGCTTGCAAGAGTATGTCCAAAGCGGTGAGAAAGCTTACATGGAGAAGGTGCAAGCCCTCGCCCAAGTAGAGTTGGAGAACGCCAAGACAAAGATGAAGCAAGCGTACGATGCGGGCGATTCAGGTGCATTGGCTAATGCACAGGAAGAAATGATGCTGGCCGGTATGAAAGTGCAGCAAGCACAGAATTTCAAGCCTGCACCTGTACAACAGCAAAATTATGATGTACAGTCCGCCCAACAGGCTCCCGCACCCGCGAAGCCCAACCTTGATCCGAAGCTAGATAGCTGGCTGAAGAAGAATACTTGGTTCGGTGACATAACCAAAAAAGCAATGTCTGCTTATGCGATGGGCCTGCATCAGGAACTTCAAGACAAATACGGGGATGACTTTCCCCGCACTGATGAGTACTACACTCAAATCGATGCTGAAATGCGTCGCATCTTCCCCGGTGAATTCGGCCAGCCCGAATCTGACGCCCGGGAAACCCCCAAAAGTAAACCCGCAACGGTTGTTGCGCCCTCAAATCGTGTGACGTCTGCGAAGAAAATTCGTTTGACTCAAACGCAAGTAGCGATCGCCAAACGACTTGGTGTCCCGCTTGAAGAATACGCTAAACATGTAGCAGCAATGGAGAAACAATAATGTCCAAAATCGACACTACCGCACGAGTCCAATCGTCCCGCAACGCTGAAAAGCGCGTGGGCTGGCGTCCTGCCTCTGTTCTCCCCGACCCTGATCGACGCCCCGGCATTGGTCATCGTTGGATTGCTACTGCAATTTTGGGCGAATCTCAACACGTCAACGTGTCGAAAAAACGACGCGAAGGCTGGGAACCTGTCCGTGCCGAAGATTATCCGGAACTTGAACTTCCGGGTAATGAGAGCGGTAACGTAGAAGTCGGCGGGCTGATGCTATGCGCGTGCCCACTTGAGACTTTGCAAGATCGTGATGCTTATTTTGCGATGCAAGCACAGGCTCAAACTGACTCTGTGGACTCGAAATTCTTGGGTATTTCTGACCCAAGGATGCCGGTGTTCTCTGAGAAAAAATCGGGTGTATCTCGCGGTGCATCCTTTGGTTCTGGTAATTAACTTCAAGGAGTCTTAAATGGCTTATCCAACGGTAGCGGCCCCCTACGGCCTCAAGCCAGTGAACTTGATTGGTGGTCAGGTATTTGCGGGTTCCACCCGTAGCCTGCCCGTGCCTTACGGCTACGGCACCAACATTTTCTACGGCGATTTCGTTCAACTGAACCGCGGTTTTATCAACCGCCTGTCTGTGACTGCTGGTTCCAGCACGATCTTTCCAGTTGGTATTTTCTTGGGCGTGACTTACACCAACCCAACCACCAAGCAAAAACTGTTCTCGCAGTACTGGCCCGCTTCCACGCTGGCTGGCGACGCGATGGCTGTCATTTGTGACGATCCTGACACTGTGTTCAAGTCTGTCATCTGCTCCAGCGGCGTTGTCGTTGGCTCGGCTGCTTCTTGCATGGTTGGCCAGAACATGCAGATGTTGAACAACACAGGCAACGCGAACACCGGTAACTCGGCAAACGCTGTGGCTGGTTTGACTGCAACTGCTGCAACAACTGCCACGTTCCCCGTGCGCATCGTTGCTTTGGTTCCTGACACCGCTGTGACTTCCAGCTACACCGGTTCGTCTTCTGGTACCAGCATCACCTTGACCACTCCATTGGCCTCTACCGCCTCTGTGATCGTTGGTTCGGAAGTCGGCTACATTGCCGGTAACGGTCAGTACATTGGTTTGGGTTCGCAAGTCGCCTCGGTGACAAACACCACGACTGTTGTATTGAACCAACAAGGGTTGGTGCTCGGTTCGGGCGCTGACATTCCATCAAGTTCTACCATTGTGTTTACGCAGTACCCAGAAGTTTTGGTCAAACTCAACTTCGGTGAGCATGCGTATTACAACGGCCTCGGCGTTGCTTAAGGAGTAAATCATGGCTATTTCACGCGCACAATTATTGAAAGAGCTGCTCCCCGGCCTGAACGCCTTGTTCGGTATGGAGTACAAGACCTACGACGAAGAGCACAAGGAACTTTTCGAGACCGAAGCTTCCGAGCGTTCGTTCGAAGAAGAGACCAAGCTGTCTGGCTTCTCTGCTGCACCAGTCAAAAACGAAGGTTCTGCCATCGCTTATGACAACGCACAAGAAGCATGGACTGCTCGTTACAACCACGAGACCATCGCTCAGGGTTTCTCCATCACCGAAGAGGCGATGGAAGATAACTTGTACGACTCGTTGTCGACTCGCTACACCAAAGCTTTGGCCCGCGCCATGGCTTACACCAAGCAAGTGAAAGCTGCCGCTGTTTTGAACAACGGTTTCAGCTCTGCTTACACCGGTGGTGATGGCGTTTCCCTGTTCAGCGCTGCCCACCCCTTGACTGGCGGCGGCACCAACAGCAACACTCCAGCGACCCAAGCTGATTTGAACGAGACTTCTTTGGAAGCCGCCGTTATCCAGATCGCTGCTTGGACCGATGAACGTGGTCTGTTGATCGCAGCTCGCCCCCGCAAGTTGATCATTCCGCCTGCCTTGCAATTCGTTGCTACTCGTCTGTTGCAAACCAACCTCCGCGTCGGTACCAACAACAACGACATCAACGCGATCAAGAACAACGGTTCGATCCCTGAAGGCTATGCCGTTAACCACTTCTTGACTGACACCAATAGCTGGTATCTGTTGACCGACGTGCCAAACGGTTTGAAGCACTTTGAGCGTGTGGCCTTGGCTACATCCATGGATGGAGACTTCGACACTGGAAACGTCCGCTACAAGGCCCGTGAGCGTTACAGCTTCGGCTGGTCTGATCCCTTGGGCATCTACGGCTCCAGCGGTTCTTACTAAGCACCATAGAAAAGGCCCTTCGGGGCCTTTTCTTTTTGGAAATATCGGGTATATTCAGTACATCTGGGTGATTGCTCTCGCCACCACTGCCCCAGCAGACGATGCAACGATCGGCGAGGGTTCTTTTGCATAAGGAGTCCACATGGGACGCAGTACTTTCGAAGGTCCAGTTTTAGCTGGCGACAACCGTTTTGGCCCCTTCCGCAACGTCGGTTATTCCACGTTGACACAGAATGGATACCTCAACTTATTGAACACCACCGCTGGTACCACAGGGTACGCCGGTGCATCGGGTCAGTTCGTTGTAGGCAACGGCATCCCCAACGGTAACGTCACCGTTTACACCCCCAATTCTGGCTCGACCACGTTGACGGCTGCATCGATCCCTGCTGACACCACCAGCAACATCTACCGTGGCTTTGTGTGCTACATCCCCGCAGGTTGCGACATTGACATCCCAATCATTGACGTGGCCGTGGTCCCCACCGGCGGCACAATCACCACGATCAAAATGTATGTGTCCAACACGTTCACAGCTGAAGGTGGCACTCCCGCTTATGGCTCTGTTTCAAGCATTTCGGGTACAGGCCGTCAAACCTTTGCGTACACCGCAGCTGGCGTGACCAACGCCAACAGCACTTCCACTGACATCGTGCTGGGCAACGGCCAAGCCAACGTGTCGCAGGTCGTGTTCACCCTGTCCATCGCTGCTACCGCAACTTTGGCAACCCCCACAGCGGGTCAAATTTACGTTGCTTTGCGGTATGTGCAACCTGATGGCAACATCGGCACTGCTACCGCATACCCCTACGGTAACTTTGACTGATAGGAGCGCGTAATGCGTCCAGTCACCTATTTAGTCTCCGGGGTAGGAAACTCCCCGGTCTACGCCGTAGACACCTACATCTCGCCCAGTAACATGGGCTTGGCTGTAACCGTGTCGGGGACGATCACGTACAAGGTGCAGTACACGTTTGACAACGTGTTCGCAACGGGCTACAGCCCGACTGCGGGCTCCAGTACGTGGTTTGACCATCCAACTTTGACGGGTTCTTCTTCGGGGAACTCCAACATTGCGTATCCTGTGACTGGAATTCGTTTGACAACGAGCGCCGGTACGGGCACTGCAACATTGACCATCATCCAAGCCGGTGGCGGAGGTTTAGCATGAGTATCGCTACGAGCATTACAGGCGGTGGCGCTTCAAACCAGCTTATGGACCTGTTGGCCGTTGTGGCAAACCCAGACGTGTACAAGGCA